GTGTCTGCCCACTCGCCGCCGGAAAAGCCCAGCGTGAGTTCGTGCTTGAACTTCGGCTCCGCGTGGTTTGGACCCATCCCGATGCGCCGCTCCCTCAGGATGTAGACGCCCAGCAGCGGGAGGTCGGTCGGCTGAACCTGAAGCGCGGGCGTGTTGCGGTAGGTCTTGAAGCGCGAGCCGAAGCCAGCCTGCAACAGGCGCATCGCCTCGGTCTGCATCATGCTGGCGTAGTGGCTCATGGCTTCTGAACTCTCAGCATCAACATCGCGCCGCCCTGACCATCGAGGTCGCTGTCGCCAACCCAGTACCTCGACCCGAAAGCCGGGTGGCGACTGTCGATGATCTCTACGTGGTCGCCGCGATCAGGAGGCGGTCCCGTGAAGTCCCGCACCCGAATGCCCAGCGAGGTCACCTGATCCGAAAAGATAGTCTCGTCCTGCATCTGAACGTCAACGGGTCCAGACGAGTAGATGCCCCGGCACTCGAAAGCAGGCGCGCCGGGGTCACTGACCAGCGGAGTAAAGCGAACGAGGATTGAAAAGATATCCTCGCACTTGTTGAGGACCAGTCCATCGAAGTCGATCATGGTCCCTCACCGCTTAGGTGTACACGCCGTTCAACAGCGCGAGCGGTCGCGTGCAGAAGTTGAGAGCGTTCATCTGCGTGTCGATGTGAATGCCCTTGTCGTTCTGCATCTGGTACTGCTTGACGTAGCGCGGCTTGCCCATCGTATTGACCGTCTCGACGTAGTCGGCTGGGGCAAAGATGGTGGCGAACAAGTTTGGCACGCCGGTCGGATAGAAGTATGCCTTCGCCGTTTCGACCATCGGCACGCCGGAAACGTAGCCGCGATAGTTCGTCCAGATGATGCCGCCGAACTCGAAGCTGCCCCACGTCTGCCCTGCGGAGATGTAGCTGGTCCGAAGCTCAGCCGCGCCCACATGGTTCAGGTAGGTCGCCCGCACTTCCGGGGACATGATCAGCGCATCGAAGAACGCATCGCCGCAGATGGCTTCGACGCCTGAGAACATCAGACCGTCGAGGTTCGCTCCCATCGTGCGGATGACCTCTTGGCACTTCGCCCTGACCGCTCCGGTCGCCGGGTTGGCGCTGAACGGGAAGCTGATCGCCGCCGGTTGGACCAGACCGTACTCGGTGAACAGGTTCAGCACCGTGCCATCGGCATAGGTGATGACGCCCTTGATCGCGCCGACGCGGGTATGCTCCTGCGTGTACTCCAACGACTGACCGGCAAGCTGCATGCGCTCACCGACCTTCGTCATGACGCTCTCGGTACCCGTCTCTTCACCGAAGGGACGAACGCCCTGCACTTCCTCAGCCATGACGGCGTCGTTGATTTCGAAGTGGGGGACGCCCAGCATACGCATCGAACGCCGACCCTTCGGCAGCGTATGACCGGGACCGCCGCGCGGGGTCGGGGCGATCAACTGAAGGATGCCGCCCTTCTCTTCGATTGCCACGACCGTTGCTGAGGTCGAGCTTTCAGTGAACAGCCCCTTGCTGCTGATAAAGCCGGGAGTGAATTTCAGGTTGTTGATGGCGAGGGAGAGCGGCACCACCCCGAAGGCATCGCCGCGAAAGATATCCAGCATTTCTATGTTCCTTTATGTCTTGCTGCCTGTGCGGCGAGCGGCTGAAGCTGTCTTCAAGTGCGGATGATGATGCCGAACGTGGCGAGCGTCTGCGCGGCGATGATCTGCTCGGGCGCGGTGACCGCTCCCCAGACAAGGCACTTGCCGTTCACTTCGGCATCGCGAACGATGACGGAGATACGCAGACCTTCACCGGGGATGGTGCCGCCAGAGTAGATGGCAATCGCGTGGCAGTCCGCACCGACCGCAGCCGGGACGTAGGTCGCGAACTGGTTGGCGGTCGCCTCAGCCGTCTTCTTCAACATCTGACCAGCAAGGATGGTCGCCGGGTCTGCGATGTAGGCGTTGCCGCGCGACCGCTGACCGTTCGCCTCCGACAGGATAAATTCCGCCGGGTGGATGGGTTCGTTCTGCGGGGTGAAGTGCGGGACGCTGTGAACGAACGGGCTGATCTCAGCCGCAAGCTCTGAGGGGCTGAGCTTCGAACGCCGCTCATCCTCCTTGATCTTATCCTCGCGCGCCTTGCGCTCCGCATCGATGCGGGCGTCCTCGTTCTTCTGAGCCTCTTCAAGAGCAAGCCGCTCGCGCTCATGGACGAGCTTGCGCCCCTCTTCGAGCTTCTGCTTGTCGGCTTCAATCCGCTTCTTCTCTTCCTCTTCCTGCTTCTTGGTTGCCTCCGCGACTTGCTTGGTGTTGTCGTACCCCGGCGCTCCTGCGGCGGTGTTTTCCACCACTCGCGTGGCCTTGCGGTCGTCGTCCTTGTGGTCAGCCATATCAAAACTCCTTCTCGGTTGAGATTACTTCTTCTGGCGTGCGTTGATCTGGTCGGTGATCTTGTCCCACGCCTTCGCAGCAGGCGCAGTCGGGACCATCGGGTGCTGCGAGAGAACCGGCTTCTCCGCTGCGGCCAGAAGCTCTTTGCGAACCGCATCAGCGGAAGTGCCTGCGCGAACGAACGCGCCGACACGCTCAGGCACGCGCGCGAGCGTGCAGAGGTCGGTGATCGACTGCACGTACGCTTTATGCTCATCGATGCCCTGCTGCTTCACAGCCTTGATATCGATGACCTCGGCAGAGCGCGGAGTGCCGGGGGTCGGTGCCGGGTCAGGCTCACCGGGTCGCGTGACCGGCGGCTGCTCGGTCGGCTGACCGGGAGCCGGATGTTCCTGCGGCGGGGCGGGAGGGGTCGGAGCCGGGGTCGCTGGTACCGGCTGCCCCGGCTCCTGAGGTCCCGGCGCAGATTGAGGCGGGTCGCCCTGCTCGGTCCCTGTCTCTGCGCGGAATTTCTCCGCAACTTTCGGAGGCAGAACGCTGAGCCTCATGCTCGCTGCCAACTTCACCGGGGAAGCAATCTCGTCAGCGTAGCCCAGCGACTTCGCCTCGGTGGCATCCATCAGCCGGTCCTCTTTCATGAGGGCGCGAACCTTCGCGGGCGTCTGCCCTGAGCGCGCGGCGTAGGTAGACGCCATCGACTTATCGATGCGAGCGCGATCATGTCCTCGGCGTTGCCCATCGCAAAGCCTGACGCGCCATGCACCAGCATGAAGGCGTTCTGCGGCATGACGATTTTGTCCGCAGCCATCGCAATCAGCGAAGCTGCCGAAGCGGCGATGCCATCGACGTGCGCCGTGACCTTCGCCTTGTGGTTCTTGACCGCGTTGTAGATGGCAACGCCGTCGAACACGTCGCCGCCGGGTGAGTTGATGCGGAGCGTGATCTCGGACACGTCGCCAAGGTCAGCCAGTGCCGTGACGAACGACTGCGCGCTCACCGCCTCGTCATCCCAGAACGATTTGCCGATGGCGTCGTAGATCAGGATTTCAGCGAACGGGTTCTTCTTCTTGTCCTCGTCCTCTTCGTCGTCCTCGACCTTCGACATCGTGAACCAATTACGCATGGCAATCTCCTTTATGCCGCCTCGTTTGCCGCCGCTTCATCTTCAGCGTCCTCGGCGTCCTGCTTCTGCTGATCCTGCTCTTCGGGGTCCTCGCTATCGTCCGATGGCGCGGGTGACCCGCCTCCGAACGGCGCAGGCGCAGGCTTGCTGAAGTCCAGACCCATCCGCTCTTCGCGTTCGTGATCCGCCGCGATGCGCTTGTCGTTCTCCTCGGGGTCGAAGCCTTCCGCCTCGACCACATCGCTGCGCGACTTGAAGCCCGCCTCGACCGCCAGCTTCTCGGCTTGCCGGTCCTTCAGCGGATCAACCCAGTCGTTCCTCTGCGGTATCCATTTCGCCCGCTGATAGACGGTCTGCTCAGCGAGGTAGGATGCCGCGTTGATCGGGATGGCTTGAGCCAGAACTGCGGTGTCGAGCCAGCGCCGCCAGATCGGCATGCACATCTGAAAGACCATGACGTTGTGCTGGAACTGCTCCAGCTTCCGCCGGTACTCGACAATCGAACCGCGCAGCGACGAGTAGTTCGCGCGCCTCAGGTCTGACGTGCCAAGCGAATAGGGAATGCCCAGCGCGGAGAAGATGGCGAGTTGCTGGCGATACTGATACGCCTCGTAGGTCCCGCCAACGTCAGCAGGCTCGCTGAAGGTTATCGTCTCACCCGGCAGCAGCGTCTGCATCGTCCCCGGCTCAAGACCGCTCAGCCCGATGTTCAACTGCTCTGCGCTGGTGTCCTCCCCGTCAATCGGGATCACATCCTCAGGCGTCGGCGTGGTGATGAAGCCCGCGAACATCGCTGCGATGCGCTTCCGCTCAAGCTCGGCGTCGTCGTACTGGTCGAGGAAGAACAGCCGGGTCAACGCCGGGGTCACCAGCGGTACGCCGCGCATCTGACCGGGGCGCGTGCATTTGAAAACGTGCAGGACCTCGGTCGCTGGCACCCTGATCGGCTCCAAGGCGAGCGGACCA